AGGATTTAGTGTAAGTAATGGTGTTGTTACTGTGCCGTGTGATGGAGTATATGAAGTTCATTGCTCTATGCTTACAGAAGTGAACAATGGTGAGTATGTTCTGGTTAGAATTAAAAAGGGCAGTACCATATACGCAACAAATCAAATTTATCAATTAGATTCTGGTAGACAACAAACTACCTTAACACTTAGTTGTTTGTTTCAAGCAACTGCTGGTGAGACTATTACGACTACGGTTCAAGGCGGTGGTTCAAGTCCACAATACTATATGGATGCTAACTATGCGAATTTTATGGTTAAGATGATAGGATAAAAGAAAATGGCAATTAGAAAAATCGGAACAAGAGCAATCGGAGTTGACGTTATCGTTGCAGAGGATATTGCTGCAAACGCAATCACAACCTCTGAAATACTAGATGGTGCAGTAACCGCTGCAAAAATTAACAGTGCTGTTACTTTGGGTGTTGGTGCATTCCAAGGAGATAACGCATCTGGTGCTTTGCGTGGTGACACGACAAACGGTAAAAAAGATATTTTCAGAATTCACGAACAAGAATTAAACACAAACGTAACAATCGCATCAACGGACAATGCTCTTGCAGCAGGCCCGTTGTCAGTCGCAAACAATATCACTCTCACTGTTAGTGGTAATTTGACAATCGTATAGGGGATAGAGAATGGCATCAACATTAACAGTAGACAACATCGTAGGGGCAACCACAGCAGCAAATGTTAAGTTGCCTGCTGGTTCGACATTACAAGTTGTATCAGCACAAAAAACTGATACACAGGCAATTAATGGAGCATATGCAGATGTTTTATCGGCAACAATTACTCCAAAATATAATACTTCAAAAATTTTAGTACAAGTTACTCTAAATGCTAGTAATACGGTTCGTTACGCTGGATGTAAATTGTTCAGAGGAAGTACACAAATTGCTTTAGGTGATGCTACTGGTTCAGTTTCAAGAGTTTTTATGTCTATTGACTCAAACCAAGATGAAGCAAATTCATCTTACATTATGAGAACAATGTCGGGCACTTTCCTTGACTCTCCATCAACAACAAGTGCAACTGTATATAAAATTAAAGTTGGAAGTGACCATTCTGGTGATGTTACTTCAATAAACAAAATGCCAAACGCAGATACTGGTAATTTTAGTTTGCGTGGTATTACTACGATTACCTTAATGGAGATTTCAGTATGAGTACTTTATCAGTTAACACAATCACGGCAGAGACAGGTAACACAGTCTCACTTGCATCTGGTAAAACTCTAAATGCATCGCAAGGATTGACTACACCGACAGGACACATTATTCAAGTTGTTCATTCTAAAAGAGCAGCTGCATCTGGTCGGCTTACTTTTACAACAGGCAGTCCATCAACTTTTGCTAATGCACTTGGAATGTCTTTGAATATAACTCCAGCAAGTACCTCTAGTACGATGCTTATAAGGTTGGCATTTAGATATGCTTCTACCGCTAGTTCCGATAATATTGTTAGGATAGTTAGAACTGTGGGTGGTTCAGCAACAAATCTTTATCCAGTTGATACTAGTGGTGGTCTGGGTAATATCTACTATTCAAATGGGTCAAGCAATACTTATGCGGCACAGATTGCTTATGAAGATATCTCTTTTGACTACTTGGATTCGCCCTCAACCGCTGCTCAAATAACCTATCAAGTACAATTTGCAAATGGCGCTGGAGTTCTTAGTATAGGAAGTAGAGGAGATAATGGTAATTTTAGAGACAACACAATTACGGTGATGGAGATAGCAGGATAAAATGATTAAACAGGAGAAAAAATAATGGCAACAGTATCAGACGCACTAAGTGCTCTTGGTGTCACAGAATGGGTTCTTAGAGGCGAACCAGAAAACGCAGACGAATTTGGAGCAATGTTCCGTAAGGTAACAGGTGCAGATTCAAATGGTTCAGCAATCGAATCAGATAACTCTACTGATTGGGGTGTAACTTGGGAACAAGTATTCACTAAACAGTCAGAACTAACTGCGGCAGAACCTCTGAAAGCACTTCGTGCAGAAAGAGACAGATTGATTGCTGCAACTGATTGGTGGGCAAGTTCAGACTTGACTATGACAGATGCACAAACTGCTTACAGACAAGCACTTAGAGATATCACAGATGACGCAACTTCGCTTGATGATGTAACGTGGCCAACTGCCCCATAGGTATGAAATGTCACAAACTGATATTATAGATAATGTTTTAGGAGTAACAGATATTGTGGAGAATGTAACTAAAGACGTAACTCTGCCAAAACCTGTACTTGTTCCTGAAACAAAAATGAATGAAGAAGACATTGACAATGATTATAAATATCAGAGAGAAAACTTTTATAATCTGATTGAAAGAGGACAGGATGCAATTGATGGTATCCTAGACCTTGCAAGAGAATCAGAACACCCACGCAGTTATGAAGTTGCTGGGAACTTGATTAAACAGGTGGCAGAAGTCACAGAGAAACTTGGAGACTTACAGGGTAAGATGAAGAAACTCAAAGAAGTTCCTAACTCTGCACCTAAGAATGTAACGAATGCATTGTTTGTTGGTTCTACTGCTGAACTGCAAAAAATGTTAAAAGGGAAATAAGATATGCCATTAACAAGAATTAAATCAACGGCAATTGGTACAGATGCAATTACTTCTGCTAGAATTGATGATGGTGCCGTTGCTACTGTAGATATTGCAGATAACGCCGTAACTACTGCAAAGATTGCTGATGCAAATGTAACTACTGCAAAGATTGCTGATGCAAATGTAAGTCTTGCAAAACTTTCTGCAACTGGAACAAAAAACAATACAACATTCCTTCGTGGGGATAACTCATTCCAAGTTGTTTCAGTAACACCTACAGCTGTTTCAGACCAAGCAAACACTTCTACTGGATACTTTGACATTCCAGCTGGAACTACTGCACAACGCCCAGGCAGTCCAGCAACTGGAATGATAAGACATAATACAACTACTGGTACGACAGAAGAATATAGAAATGGTGCTTGGAAATCAATCTCTAATGTTTTTGAAGCATCTGGTGGTACAATAACAAATCAAACTATTGGTGGAACACTTTTTAAGGTTCATACATTTCTTTCTTCTGGAACTTTTACCGTTTCTTCTGGAACTTCAAATATAGAATATCTAGTTGTTGCTGGTGCTGGTTCTGGTGGTAATCAACACTCTGGTGGTGGTGGTGCTGGTGGTTTTAGAACTAATGTAACTGGAGCAACTTCTGGTGGTGGTGGTTCTGCTGAATCAGCAATAACAATTAGTGGTGGTAATTATTCTGTAACTGTTGGTGCTGGTGGTGCAAGAAATTCAACTTTAGACAATGGTGGAAGTTCAAGAGGTAACAGTGGTGGTAATTCATCAATCGCTTTCTCATCAGCAATAACTTCAACTGGTGGTGGACGAGGTGGTCGTTATTCTGGTGTTAACGGTGACGCTGGTGGTTCTGGAGGCGGAGGTGGTTCTGATTCTGGTTCTGGTGGAGCTGGTACAGCAAACCAAGGTTATGCTGGTGGTGGTGCTTCTGCTCACGGTTCTTCTGGAGGCGGCGGAGGCGGCGGCGGTGGTGCCGGTGGCGGTGGCGCTGGTGCTGGTGGTGGAACTGGTGATGGTGGCCCAGGCGTTCAATCTTCTATTGACGGAACTACATACTATTACGCTGGAGGCGGCGGTGGTGCAAGAGTTATTAACACTGGACTAAATGGTTCTCGTTCTGGAAACGGTGGTGCCGGTGGCGGTGGCGGAGGCGGAGATGGTTCTACTTCTAATGCTAGTGCTGGAGTTGGTGGTTCTGGTAGAAACACTGGTGCTAACGGTCTTCCTGCTTCTGGAGATGGAAGTGCTGCTGGTGCATCGCCTGGTGGTAACGGTGGAGCAAACACTGGAGGCGGTGGTGGTTCTGCTGGACGATTTGACTCCTATGCTGGAAACGGCGGTTCTGGAATAGTAATTATTAGGTATGAGGTATAAGATATGTCACATTTTGCAAAAGTATTAGACGGAAAAGTATTAGATGTAATTGTTGCAGAACAAGATTTCATTGACAGTTATGTAGACACTGTGCCTGGCGAGTGGATACAAACTTCATATAACACATTAGGTAACAAACATCTATTGGGTGGAACTCCTTTAAGAAAAAACTATGCAGTTATTGGTGGTAATTATGATGAAAAGGGAGATTTCTTTTATGACACGCAACCCTTTACAAGTTGGACACTAAACAGAACTACTGGATTGTGGGAAGCACCAGAAACTTATCCAAGTGGTGATAAAAATTATACATGGAATGAAGAAACAAAATCTTGGGATGAAGATACCGATTACACGGTCTAAATATGCAAAATTATGAACAACACTACCTTGGAAATCCACTACTAAAAAAATCCAATGTTCCTGTAGAGTGGACTAAGGAACAAATTCTTGAATATCAGAAGTGCATGGAAGACCCATTGCATTTCATTCAAAACTATATTCGTATTGTATCTTTGGATGAAGGACTTGTACCTTTTACAATGTTCCCATTCCAAAAGGATATGGTAGGAACTATTCACAATAATCGTTTCACTATTTGTAGAATGCCGAGACAGTCTGGTAAGTCCACGACTATGGTTTCGTATATCCTACATTATGTTCTATTCAATCCAAGTATGAATGTTGCAATTCTTGCTAACAAAGCATCGACAGCAAGAGATATTCTTGGTAGACTTCAACTTGCTTATGAGAACCTACCCAAATGGTTACAACAAGGAGTAATGTCTTGGAATAAGGGTTCTCTGGAACTTGAGAACGGTTCTAAGATTGTTGCCTCTTCTACATCTTCTAGTGCAGTTCGTGGTGGTTCTTACAACATGATATTCCTAGACGAATTTGCATTCGTTCCAACAAACGTAGCATCAGACTTCTTCAGTTCTGTGTATCCTACAATTTCATCTGGTAAGTCTACTAAGGTGATTATTGTATCTACACCTAACGGTATGAACCTGTTCTATAAACTATGGACAGACGCAGAGAACAAACGTAACTCATACAATATCATTGACGTACACTGGAGTGAAGTGCCAGGCAGAGATGATAAGTGGCGTGAAGAGACAATTGCAAACACTTCAGAAGAACAGTTCCAAAGAGAATTTGAGTGTGAGTTCTTGGGTTCATCTAATACACTCATTCACCCATCCAAGATTAAGACTATGGCTTTCCAAAACCCAATCGAGTCAAATGCTGGATTGGATATGTATGAAAGACCTAAACCACAGAATACATATGTTATGATAGCAGACGTATCCAGAGGTACGAATAACGACTACTCAGCGTTCATTGTGTTCGATGTTTCTACTGTACCCTATAGGATAGTTGCAAAATATCGTGACAACGAAATTAAACCTATGCTGTTCCCTAATATCATACATGATGTTGCGAAAGCATACAATCAAGCATATGTAATGGTTGAGGTAAACGATATTGGTGAACAGGTTGCATCTGCTTTACAGTTTGACCTAGAGTATGAGAATCTTATCATGGCGTCCATGAGAGGACGGGCAGGACAGGTTGTAGGGGGTGGTTTCTCTGGAGGGAAGGCACAACTAGGTGTTAGAACCACTAAAGCAGTAAAGAAGATGGGTTGTTCTAATATCAAACAGATTATTGAAACAGACAAGTTAATCATCAATGATTACAATCTAATCAATGAGTGGAGTACGTTTATTCTTAAAGGACAATCGTATGAAGCAGAA